GTAAATATTTTCTATTAATAATACGTCTTTGTTTCTCATTTATGTATTATTTATCGATTTAAGATAAATATAAACATGAAGTTCAATAATCTAGTAAAATCGTTAATGGAAAATTTTGGGGAACAATATGCTGATGGTGTTTATAGTGATAAGAATTCTATAAGAAGCCATCATGTTTTAGAATTGTCTGAGATAGAATTCGAGTTTCAGGCTCCAATAAGAGGACAATTAGAAGATTTTACGGGAATTGCTGATGTGGACTATGGAATGTATTATGACCCCGGCCAAGATGGAAGATATGACAATCCTTTTTGGGATGCAGAAGAAGAGAATGTTACTCACATGGAAATTTATACCACTGATGAGCAAGGAAACAATACAACAGTCACTCCTTCAACTGTAGGTGGAGTAAAAGAATTTTTGGAACTGGTAAAAATAGCTCTGAAAGCCATGAATGAACGAACACGAGATCAAATAGAATCTTATGATGGTGATGGAAGCGACGAGCCAGATTACGATAATCCTAGGGGGGACATGGACAGAGATGAATATAGAGAGTGGGCAGGAATGGAATAATTAAAGCAGTTTATATATAAAACTGTTTACTACATGTAAAGATTTTATACAGAAAGATGTTATAGATATTAAAAATCTTCCTATCCTTCTTCTACCCTTTTCCACAAACTTCATCAAGTATTTATATTTGAAACTGTTCATATAAACATTTCTTTCTAATGCTTCTTCTTTCCAAAGCTTTTCATTTTCTTTACGAGTTGCATTCGAATCTTTTTCTAGTTTTTCTAGTGTTATCGAAGATATTACACCGTTTATTATAAGAGCCTTCCATTCAATCCAATAATCGTTTTCGTCTTGATTTTTGTTTATAGAAGAATAAAAACGTATTACATGATCATCCTTAACCGTAATATGTTGAAGATTTACACCTTTACTATACCCTCCTAAAAAAGCTGTATCGTCATCAACCCATTCATAAGATTCGTAAGTTTCATATGTAACAGTTCCGTCTTCATTAAATGTATAACTAATCATAGAAGAATCAAAATCTTTAGTTTGATAGTTTTCTTCTTGTAGTTCTTCTTTAGTGAGAGAAGTTCCTGAAAGGTCTATATCAGGTAGTTTATATTTGCAATTTACGTTGTCGAATAATCCCATATGTTTAAAAAGGTGTTACCCATTATTAACATGTTTTTTATTAGATGTCAACTTTTTATTAACGTTATAATCATTATTTGCGAACATTCCCACTTCATCTGCCCTTCTGTTCATCAATCCTATGTTTTCTTTTCCCTCGAAATTTTTAAACAGTTTCATGTAATTTGATATATTCGACTTTTTACCACGACAATTTAATATAGCCTTTCGTCCTGCTCCTGTATTGTAGTCGAAACTAGTTAATGCATCCAATTCATTGCTATTAAGATGGACATTCGTTTTTTTAGCTGCGCTCAAAACTCTATTTCTATGGGTTTTTAATTCCTCTATCAACCTATTAAAAGCTTCTTGTTCTGTTATTTTCACCTTGCCACCTTCTTCTTCTGGTCTAGCTAAAGTTCCATATCCTATACTCCATCTTTGTGAACCATCATCTTTCTTACCGTCCATATAAGCAAACTTGAAAAATCCGTTATCCGCTTCATATTTTTTAACGAAGTTTAGAAAATCTTGAGAGAATCCATGATTTTCTCTTTTTGTTGGAACACTTACTTCCTCTTTTTTGTCTTCTTTATTTACTGGTTTAATATCGGCATCTTTTATTCGAGATTGTATTTGAGGATGTTTACTCATATATTCATCTTTACTTTTCATGAATCCTCCTGTAAGTGCTCCCATTCCTACTAATCCAGCCAAAGCAGCTTTTCCCCAACCCTTTTCTAATATTATTTCTATCTCTTCGTCAGTTTTTCCAGATTTTTTCAACATTTCTTTTACGAATAATGTTTGATTTTTAAGAATCTCTTGGTATTTACTGTCAAATTTCATATGTTATTATTTAACGTTATTGATTAAATATAAATATGAAATACCTATGTTTGATTTCTGTGGTTTGGGCTATTGCATACTCCGTTCCAACACATCTGGCGAAACAAAGAGAATTAAACATAATGGAAGAGAAGAACAAGTCTGACTATAAACTTAAAGAATTGCAAATCAAATTAGACTCTAATTGTTTAAATTTTCTGAGAAAGTTGATGGAAATGAACAGTTCAGAGCCTAAAAAGTTTTCATGATTCGTTCATATTCTCTCCAGCCCCAAACCCATTTTGTATTTTAGGGAGTTTATATACTTGTTCTTGTATATCTATATTACTAGAAACATTGAAAAAATAATGAATATCATGACCCCTTTTATTCGTAGAGTATAATATGAAATTAGTGAAACCGTTTGGATGTCCTGATCCGTTGGATATAAAATAAAACTCTTTATCAGAACCGTTTTTCGCTTTAATTGGAACACTATCAGAATTTACAAAAACGTAAAAATCGTTTTCCGATAATCTATATACGTTTTCATCATCTCCTAAAACATTTTGCATCCATTCTGCTGCATCTCCATCGTCCCCAAACTGTGAACACAAATCTACACAGTTACCTAAATAATCTGTTCCGTGTTCTAATTCTTCTAATATTTTATGTATTGTTGATACTATATTCATTGTTTTAAATATCTTTAAATTTTTCCCTCGTTTCACTTAATGCTTTCAATACATCCTCTTCTTTTGCTTTTATGTTTACAGAAAAGGTGCTTCCAGTTTTTAAATCTGTGAATAAGTGCATAGGAGGTATATTTTTATAACCTTCTTGTATGCCGTTATATTTGATATCTAACTTAGTTGCAATATCTTCCATACTATCAGGTTTAACCTCTTTTATAATATTCTCACACAGTTCCAAAAAATTCATATAATTATTTATCAAACTATTGACATTTATCATTAAAAGTGTATAGTGCAATCATGAACATAGAAAAATCGGTTAAAAGATATACAAAATCTATACATACAAAGACAGTAGATGATTACATAAAACTTCCTAAGAACGAGAGGACTGTTAATGGCTGGTGGTATAGAAACATTGCATCATTTACTATGGATTCGGCTTTTGATAGAACAGAACCAGACAAATATTACAATTTCCTGAAAAAGGAGTTCCCCGTTCAATATTTTTTCAGAGAATATCTATACAGAAAATTGAGTTGGTATAAATTTTATTGGAATAATACATATTACGATAATATACGACCAATATTCGCCCCACAAAATACTAGACTAAGAAAAATCATACCTAGAACTTGGTCTGACATTACAGAATTAATACCGAATTTCCTATTTGAATGTCTGAAAAAATTTAAAGAAGAAGAATGTGATAATATTAATTGGGAAAGCGATGAACCACATAAAAAATTCTACAATGAATTACAATTTTGGTATTCTTATATAACCATAGAACGAGATATAATGGATGTTAAAATTTCAAATTCTTATCCGCCTAGAAACGCGAAAGGGACATATGAAGAGTTATATGGTGAATTGAACAGATTAGAAGAAGAGTTGAAAACCAAAGACACGGAATGTTTGACATGGATAATAAACAATCGTGAAGCTTTTTGGAGTTGATTTTCGAGAAACTGTGATAAATAAAACGAAGTCCAGTGTTGTGCTGGCTAGATAACAATAAAATAAATATATGTTTGACATCCTTTATAGAGGGAAGAGTGGGAACTGTGGAGGAACTGTGGAGGAACTAAAAATTTAGAGGTTCATCACGTAAAACCGTTCCATATAGACCCAACTTTAGAATTAGACCCAACTAATTTAATTACACTATGCGAAGAGATGAGTAAAGAATGTCATTTAAAAAAAGGACATTTGGGGAACTGGAAAAAGGTGAACGAAAACGTTTTAAGTGATTGTGTAGCAATAAAATCAACTTAGGTTTATTTTACTATAACCATTTTCGATAGCCCACTCGCACATCTTTTTAAGTTCTGATAATCTATGCTGTATTTCTTCTTTAGATAAACCAGTAATATGATGATTTCCTTCTTGAGAATATGGACGCTCGGATTTTTGTAATATGTAATCGTTGTCTTCCACAGACTCTATTTTTATTAACAAGTCCCTAACGTCTAAAGATTCATAGTCGTTTATAGTATCTTGAGAGTAATTTAAAACGTCTTTCAATATTAAATTTGTGTTCATGTTGCTCCAATTTATTTCTGGTGCTGACACATCGTTTTTATGTTCTATTGAAATTTTAAATCTTATCACTAAAGAATCATATATTTTAGATTTTTCTTCTATCGGTTCCCCGATTAATTTTGCATAATTCCCTATATGGTATTTCACACCAGATATTGCTTTCTGTTTCAATTCTTGTGGAATATCTGAAACGTAAAAATTAATAACCCCATCTGTCTTGTCGAAATCCCCACCATCACTTGTTAACATATCGTGAGCATAAACTTTTTTAGGTGATATATTGTTACCCTTTAAGAAATCATACAGGAAATCGTTTAAAACTGCAAAGGAAACGTCTAATATGGTTCTAGGTTCTCTATCAGATGAATCTTCAACAGAAAAGGAAACACTTTCAATTATCATAGATTGTTTATAACTGTTCCAAATTCTATCTGATTCTTTATCGTGCATATCATTTATATTTATTAAAAATGTGAAATCGGTTAAATAATCTCATGAGATTTCAAGAATTATTTAACGATACTATAGTAAAATTGACCACTGGCGGAAACATTTTAAGAGAGGATTTCCAAACCCCCAATGATGTTAGGTTTTCGGCTTCTGCACATGTAGAAATTTGGGTTCTATCAGAGGATTTAAGAGATAGAGAAGACGCAACAACGATTAGAAACTCAAAGGAATTGCAGCCTGAAGAAAAGGTTAAAATGTTAAAAGCTGTCATAATCAAGGTGGCACATGAAAAATTGCAAAAAAGAATAGGATTAGACGAAGATATTACAGTTCATGTGGAGTTGTCTTGGAATAACGTTAACACTGAAAGGTTGGATTGGGATGAATTGACAACACCTGAAGTAGAAGAAGAGTATTAACAGTTAAGTTTTCCAGCCTTTTCCATTTCTATTAGTTCTCTTATAGCATCTTCTACAGATACATTATGAACAATAGGAGTTTTAACATCGTTGTTCTGTTCTGTTGGGGTGGGAGGAGGTAAAGCATTGATAATCTGTTGAAACACATTATTTTCAAATCTCATTATATTAACATCCCTTTGGATTATAGGAATTCTGCCACCACAAGACAAGTTAGTGATAGGGGTATTAGGAACTGAATTGTATGCTTGTTCTAAACTCATTGAAATATTAACGCCTTATATGTTAAGTAATTATCAATATTATGAACATATTTCAAAATATAGCATCTTTATTTTCTAGCAAATCCGATAAAAACTCTACTCCAGAGCCAGTTAAACCCGCATCTCCTTCGCCAGAATCACCTATTAAAAAAGACGAAAAACCTTTTAAAGACACTATAATAAAAATTTTAAACTGTTTCGAAACTGGTAGTGCAAATACTGATTATAGTTCTGTTTTTAAATATAGAGATGGAGACAACGGTAAAAAGGTTCAAGTTACTTTAGGAAGGGGATTTACTGAATGTGGTGGAGCACTTTGGAAAGTGTTCGAACAGTATCAAAAGTTAGGCGGCGTAAATGCTTCTGAGTTATTATCATATAAAAAATATTCATGTCAAGAAAATCTGCCATATAATACCACTTTCCTAAATTTGATAAAAGCTTCTAAAGATGACGAACTGTTCAAAAAAGCGCAAGACGAAGTATATGACGAAGTATATTGGGCTGGAGGTGCTAAATGGTTTAATGATAAGGGGTTTAAACTACCTTTATCGTTAGCAGTTATACAAGATTCTATACTTCATAGTGGTAGTATGTTACAATTTTTAATGGATAAGTTTCCTGAAGTCCCACCAGTAAAAGGCGGCGATGAAAAAAGTTGGATTATAGCATATGTAAATGCTAGACATAACTGGTTGCAAAATCATTCTAACAAAATTCTGAACAACACCATATATAGAACAAAGTTCTTAAAAGGTGAAATCGCTAAAAATAATTGGAACCTAGAAAACTTTCCAATTTATCCTAATGGTGTAAAAATAGCATAATATCATAAATAATATATATGACTTTAACGCCTAATTTATCTGTTCAACCACCAAATCCTAATGTAGGATTCAACTATTCTTGGGTTTCTGTTGATAATCCATCTAGAACTCTTTATGCCCAAGCAGTATATTCAGTAAATTCTGATGGTATAAATCCTTCAAGTGGTAGTGTTTTTGTTGATACAAGTGCAACGCAAACAGGCAATTTCACCATGTTCAAGGTTGTATCAGCATGTAAATTTATTGGTTTAACAGGGACGAACGTGACAGTTGGAAATTTGTCGGCATATGAATTACCTCAACAGTTTGAGTTTAAGGGACAGTTTACACGATTTTCATTGAGATATGGTGCAATAATAGCATATAAAGAATAAAAATAAATATGAACATAACAATAAGAGAACAGGAAATAATAGCTTTAGATGAAATCGTAATCAATACCGTAAGGGATGAATTCTTGAGTAAATCTATCACTGCACGTATAAATGGATTGCCAAGGCCAATATTGTTATGGAGAGGTGCAGAGGAATATGAAGAAGCTGGCGTTTGGACTAATGAAAGTGTTATTGCCAGAGCCACAGAAATACTAAGTCTGTCTTCTGTCCGTTGGGCGTAATTTCATGATCAAGATTATACTGGAACCTGAAAAATACATAGAACTGGAAACGGTTAATGTATTGGCTGTAATAGATTCTAAACAGGGAAAAACCATAACAGCATATATTGAAGGATTGAATAAACAGATATTCTTATGGAATGGAGAGGAAGAATATGAACAAGCGGGAAATTGGACAGACGAGGATGCTTTAGAACGTGCCACAGAAATGTTATCACTTTCTACTATACCTTGGGTTTAACATATTGACATCCCAAAGTTCTATGTTATTATTCTTCTACTCAAATGGAAGAAATAGATTACATTAAAAAAATAGATGATTTGGCAGACAAACATTTAACTCGAATAGACGAGAAACGCCTAGTTAGGAGAGTAACCCGAAATGATAAATTTTGTATCTGGACTGGTTGTATTAACAATAAACACCATTACGGAAAATTCGGATTGGCGAAACATACATACGAAGTTTTACTACTCGCTTTTAACAGTAAAGAAACATTAGGAATATCCGACATAGACAATGCAGAATTATTCTTCTCATGTTTGTTTCATGATATCGGAAAGATTTATGATTACGAACCAGTAGATGGAACTGATTATTCAGAATGGACATCTACCGATCATAAAAGATTGATACATCATATCTCACGTTCTGGTATATATTGGAGTAATAACGTAAGTTTTTATCCAGAGATGTGTCTTAAATATCACGATTCAGTATTACATGCTATTTTGGCACATCACGGCAGAAGGGAATTGGGAAGTCCAGTATCACCCAAATCTAAAGTGTCTTGGTTGTTGCATTTATGTGATGGTATCAGTGCCAGAATGAATGATTGGGACAGAATAGATTTAAGGAATTGATATGAAAAACTGTAAAATATGTAATTTGGAAATATATACACCAGATCAAGATTTATATAATGAACTTTGTGATCTCGTTGATTATTACGGAATGGAATGTTTAAATGATGACCAGCAACTTTTAGTGGAACAAACTATATGTGAAACATGTTATACAAAAATATGAAAAAGAAAACAACCAATAAAAAGACAAAATCCAAAAAGAGCGAATTTCAAGAATTTGACTCTCATAAATTAGCCAAGAATTCACCTAAAAACTTAGAACATTTTGAAGCGGTGCAAACAACAGTTGACAGACTTAGAAAGGAACATATAGCTAAGTTACCAAAAGAAATACAAGATAAATACAAGGCTTTAGAAGAAGTCATTTTACCACTTTTAGATAAACATAAAATTAAATACGCTTTGACTGTTTGGCCTGAAGGAGAAATAGGCGCAATACAATATCAAGCATTTCATTATGGCCCACCTTATACACCAGAAGCCAGTAAAGATTTGATTACATATATCCCTCAATATTTGAACTCTGTTTTGAGAATGATCACACTTCAAATGAATTATAAAATTTTAGTGATGCAATACTCTAAAGAAGGTAAGGATATACCTCTGGATGTATATCATTTAGGGGAACCACATCCAATTAAACTTGATTTACCTCAATAGTCCTATTAAATAAGACATTATGCACTTACCTACTCCTGAGAGAAAAGCCGAGATTTATGACACAATTCGAACTGGATTGGTTAACAGTGGAATCGTTCATCCAGAAGCAAACCCTCATTATGTTCTAGAGGCTATTTCTACAGTGTTTAAATCTCATACACATTGGCAAGATAAATTTAAAACACTGTCCAGTTTAATAGACGTATTTTTCAGTTTAGGTGAATGGGAATGTAAAAACATATCCCCTGAAAATAAACAAAGATTGTTTGATGATATAAAGAAAAACGCACAACTATAAAAATATGAATGAGGAAACATATGTAAAACAATGGAACGAAATTTGGAACAATTATCTACCAGATGTTCCATTTCAACAAGAATCGTGTTTATTCCACTTAGGTAAAACGTTTCTTTCTGATGAATACGAAAACTCTAGAAATTTGAGGTTCTGCATGGACGAAAATGTAGAGTCTTGTAACAAATTCGAGGCTGCTAAAGAGGGAGAAAACCAATACGATTTCTATATGCCAACTAAAGTAGGATATATAAAAGTGGGGTTTGATTACGGTTTGTCGTAAGATATTAACATATCCACGTTAAATATTTAAAGCATGAACCTAAATGCTTTAATACACACAGTCTTAGCCGAAAACTCTATAAATTTCTCAGATTATGATCTAGGGAAAAAGTTCGATCATTATAACACTCTGCTTTTCAATGGCGAGATACCTAAAATTCCTGTATATTGGGCGAAATTAAAAGGGGTTGGGGGAGTAACAGTGGCTAAAGTTATAAAACCTTCTAATGGAAGAGGTGGATATAATAGATATCATGGCGTAACATTAATAGAAGGTTCGCTAGAGATTAAAATTTCTAACATATTGAAAAGGTCTGAGGATGATTTAAATGGAATCATAATTCATGAAATGATTCATGCATACTTTATATCTAAACACATGTTTGATGTAAATCATGGATACAAATTTGTTGAAATGGTCAACAAACTATCTAAAATGGTAGGGTTCTCTATACCATTGACGGATGAAATGACAAACGTGGATTTGGTAGATGATAGTATTATAAAACCAGTAGGAGTGATAATACTATCTAAAACAAATGGGACTCAATCATTTGCATTAGTGTCTCATAAACTTCTACAGTCTGCGGAATTCCTAGAATCTTTGAAGATATATAGTTATAGATTGGATATGACTAAAATAGATGCATATACGATAAAATCTAAAAATTGGCACACTGTAAGCTTAATATTTCCAATACAAAGATTGACATCAGATTCCATAAGAAGAGGGAAGATGAAATTATATAAAATGGATGACTCTAACACTGTAGTATCAGTTTCAAACCTCTTCATAGATTTGAAAGAAAAGGGAGAACTATTAAAAACTCATAAACGACATGAAATTTGATGATCTATATAACAAAGTATCTAAGAATTACATATCGTTTTCGAGATATAATCTAAAAAGTAAATATAACACTTTCAACGCAAAATATTTTAAAAACATGTTGCCTAAAATTCCTGTTGTTTGGGCCAACTTAAAAGGCGTTGGAGGATTAGCCACATGTAAGATAATAACCCCAAAATTCAAAACTGGATTTGGGACATCTAAATATCAGTATTCTAGAATATCACCAAACTCTTTAAAAATACAGATATCCAACACTTTAAAGCGTTCAGAGAAATCAATAGATAAGATATTGATACATGAGATGATACATGTATATTTCATGGTCACTAAAAACTTCGATGAGGGACATGGAAGCAAATTTCAGAAAATGGCTCAAAAAATTAGTAAATCTTTCGGTCAAAAAATTCCTTTAGTGGATGTCATATATAAAACTGAACAAGGATATAATTTCACTGTTTGATCTACTTGATATTTGTCTTTCATATGTTATAATTCGACAATGAAGCATATATATCTAGCTGGCCCAATGTCGGGATTACCGTTATACAACTTTGAAGAATTTAACAGGGTTACTAAAATATTAAGAGATGCTGGTTATTCAGTGTTTAGTCCTGCTGAAAAGGATTTATCTGACGGTTTTAATCCTAGCACAGACCCCCAAAAACCATTTTTGCATTACATGAAAATAGATTTACCAGAAGTGATGAATAGTGATTTTGTAGTTTTATTGAAAGGGTGGGAAAAATCTAAAGGTGCCAATTTAGAGGTAGTTGTAGCAAAAAATTGTGGAATACCAGTATGTGAATTTGTTGAAAATGACGATAGAACTTCTTGGGCTACAGTATATATTAACCCTCCGTCAGCAGAAGCCACTATTAAAACAGAACCAGAACAGAAACCAAAACAGGAGATTAGACAATATTCAACTGGTGCAATTAGAGATTCGGAAGAAGGTAAGGAAGATTATACTGAAACTATTAGCTGGACGGCATTTAAACGATATGCTGAATATATGACTAGCAAAAAGAAACAATACGGTTCAGGAAACTTCAAAAAGGGTATATCTATAGATTCTTATGAGAGGTCTTTAATGAGACATATATCAAAATATATGATTAATAAATACGAGGGTGGAGATTTAGAGAAAGATTCTGACCATTTGGCTGCAATAGTTTTCAATATTTTTGGAATTATGCACGAAGAAGCCAGAAACTTACCTATAACAGTCGAAAACAGTTAATATCAACCTTTCGGTTAAATAATATATTATGCCGAAAGATTTAAACCTGTTGATGAGTGCCTACAACTCTATATATTTTCTAGTAGAAGATGATGGTAAGATAGGAGGAGATGCTGTAAATGCATTAAAACACGAGTTGTCTGAAATGTATATTAAAGGTGCTCCTACAGAATGGAATGATCTAGGGTTTAATAAGAGCGATTGGGATTGGTATACGAGATTGATAGCAACTACTGAATATAATTCAGACGTAATTTCCGTTGTAACAGCAATAAAAATGCTTAACGTTTTAGGACATTATAGAAATACACAAGTGCCTAATTATGAACAATTAAACAACGATTTAGAAGATGCAATAGACAAGAGTAGAAACAAGGAACATGTAGGCGGAAAAGAAAGAACGAAAATAATTATAAACAGAAACAAAAAAGACCCTTATGGTAAGATTTCTGTTTATATACCCATTGGAACAAAACCTCGTCTAATAAAAATTAATAGAATATTAGACGCAGCACTAGCACAAGAGGGTGCAGTAAAATCACCAGATACTTACGGCAATTATCTATACCCTAGATATAAAAAATTATCAGCCGATAAAGCCAACACAAATACGTATTTTATAGACTCTATATTATTACCTAAAATTTTGTCTGAGATATTTCCAGATTTTGAAGTAGTGGATGATTCAGGGGCACAGGAAAACGCGAAAACACCACAAGAGAATGGAAAACCAATAATTAAAATAGTCAAAAAAGAACAAACGAACTTCGGGGAAAAATTGCGAATAACATTAGGAGAAGACAGTTATAAATCTAAAGGATTCTATTTCGGATTGAAAGCTATTCCCAATATAGTTCCTAAAATATTAGCATATGGCGGAAGCAGTGATTACCTGTTAAGCACCAGAAAAGAAGATTATGACATAATAAAACCACATCTGGAAAAAATGCTGGATGTTACAGCATTAGAAGATTTTTTCTCCTCATTACCTATAGTAGCTTCTAACGGAAAAGGAATTGAAAACAGCTTAATGTTTGAAGTTTACGGAAACGGGAAAACTTTAATAAGGATAGATTGGTCAAGATTCAACAATTTCCAAAAGGATAAAATAAATCTAAAAAAGCTAATAAAGTATACATTTCCCGATATGGATTGGGAAACCGTTCCAATGTCATATATAGTTTCTGGAGATTATGATCAATATCACATATTTGGAACTCTTCTTAAACGTGATGGATATAACACATCAAACTATAGAAAATTTTTCGATGATATGGTAAAATCTGATGTTATAGCACCTAGAAAACATATATTAAAAACGAAAGAAGATATTAAAACAGCAATAGACGAAGAATTTAAAAACAGCATATTTGAATTATACGGTTTACAATATGATGGAATAAAGTTTTTATACGACAGGAAATATGCAATTTTAGGTTCTGAAACTGGTGGAGGTAAAACAATGCAGTTAATATATGCCGCTGCATTAAAAATGAATGAAACCCATAACCCAACAATAATAGTAACTCTTAAATCGGTTCAGAAACAATTCGAAGATGAAATCATTAATGTCATGGGAGAAGACGAAAGAGATAATATATCCACTAATATCAACAATATTAAAAAATGGAACATTTTCTATTATGACAATTTCTCTAAGGGTGAAGTTCAAAAAACCATAGTGGAAAAACTTAAAAATTGTGGTGCGGGCATTTTAATATTAGATGAATTACATCAGGTTAAAGGTAGCAGTGATAAAACTAAAGAGACATCCCCGAAGAAGTGTATAAATATATCAGAAGTTGCTAAAACTATACCTATTAAATGGGGGGCAACTGCAACAATTTCAGCTAATAAGCCATTAGATGTTAAAAATCAGCTATTGATGTTGGATCACCCTTTGGGTAAAATAACCGTAGGAAAATTTAAGCAAGATTTTCAGGCAATGATTCCTTCTGGTTACGATAATTCATATGAAGAAAATCCGAACTTCGAAGAAAGATTGAAAGCTGCCGAAAGTTTGAACAAATGGCTTAATTTATTTGGGGTTTATATCAGACACACTAAGGATGCAATGAGAGCAGCTAGAGGAGAGAAAATGCCCGATTTGATAATTTCTAAATCGGTTGGCGATTTAATATCACCAAAAGCTGAAAATTTCAGGAATGAATATCTAGCTAAAATTAAAAAATTCAAAAACGAGAATTTGGCAGTATCTCAATTGATGGCAAAGAGAGAACTAATTGCGATATATAAGGTTGATGCCACAGTTAAAAATGCTATAGAAATAATAACAAAAAATCAGCATGATTCTGAAAATAATTACGCCGCCAGTAAAATATTAATATTTTCAGCGTTTAAAAAATCTGGACAGGATTTAGTTGAAAAGTTGCAAAACGAGTTGAGTAAGATCAACAAAGATTGGAAAGTTTTATCATATCTATCAAGCACATCCAAAAGTAAACGCTTGGCTGTTAAGTCTGAATCTATAAATCCTAATGTCAAAGTTTTAGTTATGAGTCTTGAAATGGGAGGAACTGGAATATCTTTCGCTAATACCTTCAAATCTATGATAGTAAATGACTATGATTGGACACCTGAATCTATAGAACAGAGTGAGGGGAGAATTTACCGTATTAACACAAATCACGATGTTAAAATAATATATACCTTAGATTCTGGATTTGATTCAGAATTATATGAAAAAGTGGAAAAAAAGATGAAACTTGCAAAGATTATACAGCAATATAGAGACATTTACAATAATGAAGTAAACGTCGATAATTCAGAGGCATTAAATAAAATAGTGGCTGCACAAAAGGAAATAATCAAGTTAAAACAAGAAACGGCAGAACGAATATCAACAGAAATAGGAACCAAGTTTGAAGTTGCTGACTTAGCCGAGAGTTTTAGTAGATATTTATATGTTTCTAATTTAAATGTTACAGAAGAGATTTTAAGCTGCATGAAAATGTAATAAAAAGGATAAATATAAGAAATATGAAATTCGACGATCTTTATAAAAGTATAATTAACGAAGCTGATGAATGGGGTGAACAGAGAGAAAGGGTAGAAGGAAGCGCACAAAATGATGCATGGAAAGAAGAAAAAGCCAAGGAAGTTAAGGAACCAGAGCCAGCAGAAGACACTGTTTCCAAATTTCCAGAGTTATCAGAAGAAAATAAAAACCTTTTGAACACTTTGAACAAAGCTTTAGCTAAAGGTGCTAAATTTACATCATTCATGTATAAAACCAATGGAACTGCTGATGTTAAAAAAGGAGCACCCGCAAATGGCCCAACTAAAATTTATAAGGTTAATTTAGGCATAAGCTATTCTAACATTAAGGCCCATAATAAAACAGTTATCGAGGGATATGAACCTAAAGACGATTGGCAAAGAAAAGCTAAAGAAGAAATGATAGTAAGTTTGTCAAAACCATTCGTTCCAGAAGATGGTGGAACCAATGTTTATGTGTCTTTGGGAAAAGGAATAAGATATAACACTGAAAAAAAATGTTTGAACATATTAGGTCAAGTAACAGGAAAAGCCGAAGTGGTTGCAGACGGACAAGAAAAACCTAAAGAATTACCTCCTTTTAAATTATCTGTAAATAATGATGGAAGTCCTAGAGGTGGTGATAAGGCATATCTAGCAAAAGCCAAAAAGGAAATCAATTTCGCTTTAAAGGATTCTCTTCGTGGAGGATTAACATCATACGATTTGGACTTGAACAAGATAGCAGGGATAAAAGTTAGCGGCGATATGATTGAATTTCACGCTGACGGAAAACAAGACATGAGAGCTTAAATATATGAATAAATTTGATTCTATACTTTTTGGAAGAGTATTCACAAATATCGAAGAGCTTCTAGGGGAAAATTTAATATTAAAAAAGAAAACTCTTAGTGATGATGAATTTGTTTTCGTAGTGACAAGTGACAATCCCGACATCACAAAGGGGCAAAATGAAACTTTCCGAAATCTAGACCTCATAAGAAATTCCGGCCTGTTTATTTTCGACAAAGCAAATATTAGAAAATGGATTTCTAAAAAGATATTTAACTTGAACGATTTTAATTTAAATGTTTCAAAATATAAACATGCTATAAACACAATAAACGGTTTAGAAGACATAATAGATTCTGCTGAAGAGTTGGAAGAATATGGCGATATAGGGTTTAGTGACAGGATAAGCATGTTCATAGATGAATTGAAAAATAAAGTAACATCTACTGCACAATCTAAAGAAGTTTTAGATTTCTTAAATTTTAAGAAGAGATTCCACAAATATTCTTTATATAATTCTATTTTGATTTTCATACAAAATAAAAATGCGACCTTGGTTAAAGGTGCGAGAAAATGGGAAAAAGAATTGGGGAGAAAAATTAAAGCTGGCGAAAAAGGTATTTACATATATGTTCCTATTGGAAAGAAGAAAGATGAAGAAGAAGAACCAGAAGCATCATCTTCTCAGCCTCAAAATATTAAAGATTTAAGAACTACTAGATTTAAATTAAGGCCAATTTTCGACATAAGCCAAACTGAAGAGATTCCCGGAAAAGCTGTTAAAATACCAGACGAAATTAAATGGTATTCAGAGGAAGAAGCAGATGAAAAAACCAGAATAATTTATGATGCTTTGGTGGAATTGGCGAAAACTAAAGGCGTTACTGTATCTCTTGGGAATGTTGGTCATGAAGGTGCTAGAGGAGTTAGTAAAGGAGGAAGCATAAACCTTATAAACACTAACATAGCCACATTAATACACGAATTGGCCCATGAGATGTTGCACTGGAAAGACGATAGAAAGACCTTTTCTAAACAGGTTAAAGAGTTACAAGCAGAAGGTGTTGCACATGTAGTATTGGAAGAGTTCGGTCTACCTACAGGCACCACAGAAAACTATCTAGTATTATGGAAAATAGACGCAGAACATATCAACAAAAATGAAGACATAATCAAAAAAACCTCTGAAGAGATAATAGATTTCATAAACGATTTCGCAACAAAAGATGCAACTCCAGAAGTTCCTGTTACTGTTCCTGAAAGTTTAAACATGTTCCAAAAAGTCCTGAAAAAATATTCACTTTAACATTTGATTTCACTGGATTTCATGATAAAATACAATCTATGACTACCGATAAATATAAAGAATTCACCGAAATATTATTAGCAGCCTCAAAAGAACGTGTGGCTGAATGTGGTGGGGAAGAAAGAGATGAAGAAATTTTGGAATTGGCGGAACGATTGGAAATAGGAAACGTTAAAAGAGTTGAATATTCTATAGCAGAACATGGAGATTGTTTAGATGCAGAAGACGGTGATTTGGTATGGTTTTGGGGGAAGGATTCAAGACAGTTGGAGTTTCAGTTTTAATATGATGATAATTCAAATTAAAAAATTAAATGATAGTGGAATAATACCCACTCGCGGTTCGGATAATTCTGCTGGTTATGATTTATATTCCACAGAAGATTATGTTTTAGCTTACGGAGAAAGGAGATTGTTTAAAACAGGAATATCCATGAAAATTCCAAATGGATATTATGGTAGAATAGCACCACGTTCAGGTCTAGCTTTTAAAGAAGGGTTGGACACTATGGCAGGAGTAATAGATTCAGATTTTCTAGGGGATATTGGTGTCATATTAATAAACCTGAAAAAGGAGTATGTTAAATATGAAGGTGATAGACATGCCAAACTTGAGGGTGTTGATGTAGAAATCACTAAAGGTATGAGAATAGGACAGATAATCTTCGAAAAACATCACGAAGCATACTTTCATCGTGTCAATGAATTAGATAAAACATCTCGTGGAGAAAATGGTTTAGGTAGCACTGGAACCCATTAAGTTAGTAACAATTCATGCAAAAAATTCTCCCACTTTTCATGATTTTCTGAAATGTCTTCATGGTTATTTTTTATGAATATTTCTTTAGATATCCCCCTATAGTATTCTGGCCTTGGTGCCCCATATAAATCAGTTCTTCTATCCATAGCAGCTTTGAAGAGGGCTAAAGATATCAAAGTTTTTTCAGCAAATACTATTCCAGTATCTTCTGTGATATAAGGAAGAGGAGATTCGGATTTAAGTTGTCTATATACTATAACGGCAACAGTTTGACATTCCACTTCAGATTTGGCGAATGTGCTGCCCATACAAATAAAAGATAAAACGTCCAATGGTTTCGATTCTATGAATATATTTGACGAGGTTAATATTTTATCTGAAAATGCTTTATACAACAATCTATGAGTGGTGGGGTCATCCTTATACAACTTTTTAATAGCGTTGCACTCTTCAGTAGAGTATAAATTTTCTATCAAACTCTTCACATATAATACTTATTAAATTATGCTTTTAATATCGGACAATAAAGACTCAGAATCTAAACATTTTAATTTAGATTCCATCCAAGGTGTGAGCGTTTTTATTTTTTCTCCCAACTGTTTATTTTCATAGCCTAGCCCTCTAACTATTCCTACTACTTTGTTTTTGATTAATTGTCTAAGGCGTTTATCGTATATGAAATTTTCATATCTTTCCACTAGAGGTGTAGGATCAGAATCATTCTCCAAACCTCCCCAAACCTCCTGCACCATTTTTAACGTTTCTACAGAATTGAATTCTATTATAGGTTTCTTGGGTATATCTTTTATATAATCTAAGAAACTGTTATAGAAATCCCTCTTGCGATTTCTGACTCTATTTATATGATTCAAGTTTTCAAAATCAAATATTGCAGAGTTGAAAAACGGAGAGTTTATAACATATTCAAAAACTTCTTCTTTAGTATCAAATCCTTTTTGGAATTTTTCCCAACTAAGCCCAATATTTTTAAATATTCTTTCAGGTGTTCTAGAAACAATCCAATCTTCGTATGATTGATTATTCGTGTCGTCTTTAACTGTGAACGATACTCCTTTGTGACCATACTTTAAATTGTATCTGAAATTATATAGCCTTCCTACTAAATTTCCTAAATCACCATACAGTAAATACACCTTTTGAGTTTCCCAATCTTCAACAGACGACTTTATGAAATCGATCTGAAATTCCTTATAGTCGAAAGATATACAATCTCCATTTTTAAATATTTCAGAAGGATTAAAAGTGTTTTTTATGAAAGCAGTCAAATCTTCTCCTGAATTGGTTTCTGACAATACTAAAACGTCCATATCTCCAAAATCTGTTTTGTTTTTCCATCCTGTGAATATATGAAATTTTTTAAGACCGTTAGACAATAGAGACTCCATTTCATCCTTTAAAGTATGAAACTCCTCAGAAGAATACCGTATAGTATATGTGTTTTTTAATGCTTTTCCTCCCATAATAGTTACAATGTTAACATATTCCCCACTTAAAATCAATAAATATGTTTGTGAATATTTCCCAAGTCGATTATTTATTAGATATGTGCAGAGGTTGTTTGGAAAAATACCCTGAAGAGAAGATTCGAATTTTTCAAGATATTGACGAATTGTTGGATATCAGACTTTCATTGGAGAAACCTAAAACAAAATCAGTAAAATCGAAGTTGAAAAAGACAAACATTGATAAATAATTAAAATATATGAAATTTGAACTATTATGCAACCAACTTTTAGCTGAAGCCAAAAAACCTAAATTTTGGGAAAAATTTAAAAAAGGTAAAGGTAAAGGTAAAGGTAAAGACAAAGACGAGGACAAAGACGACAAAAAAGATAAGAAAGATAAACCAGAAGATAAAAAGGACTCTAAGAAGGACTCTAAAAAATCTTCTAAGAAGCCCCCTTTCTGGTTAAAATTTAAAAAGAAAAAATAAAAATGAAACCCCTTTTATTGGCCATAATGCTATTGTTAACATCTTCATGTGTTAATACTAAGTATGTGGAAAAACAATCCAAGGCTTTGTCAGTTTCAGTATATGCTGCAAAGGATTCATTTGATGTAGGGAGATTCGAGTATACTGAATCGTATTTAAATGAGGTTTGCAGAATTGTCATACCTCCAAGTCTCAAAGACAGAATAAAAATAGAATCTATAACTGTAAATAAACAGAGACGTTTAATAATACCAGAAAAATTCAAAGATCAAAAAATTGTAATAACTGGTTCAGATGAATATAATGCACTTCTCGAAACTAAAGAGGTTGCAGAACAATTGAAAAAGGATAAACTAACTTTAGAACATCAGGTAGTAGAAGTAAACGTTCAATTAGACAATCAAAAGAAAGTCACCAACGAAATGATTCTACGAATTGAGAGTGATAAGAAAATAATCGATGCACAAAAACATACAATATTCATTCTGAGAATGGCGATTGGCGGGTTGATTTTTTTAGCGGGTGTGCTAAAATTCTTCAAAATATTGTAATATGGAAGAAGAATCTGAAAAATTGAACAAAATTAAACAGGCTTTGAGTAAAATAGAAAATGATGTAATGGCTCAATCCACTGATTATATGGATGGAACTTTAACACCAGATGATTATAAGAAATCCTCGGAAAGTATTTCTGAAGGAGTAATCAACCTTTCTAATCTTTATAAAGCAATTGACAATTCTAGTAAAAAGACTGGTTATAATATGCCTACACCACAAGATGTAAGGAACATGGTGGATGCGTATGCCATAAGTTACAACGAATTAACAGGTAAGAATGTCCTAGTAATAGGGAAGTTGAATGGGGATAAAATGGATATAAATCTTTTCGAAACAGCTTGATATTCAAAAACTCTAGGATAAATTAGAATATATTATGGCAGGAAAAGGATCAAAACAAAGACCGACCAACATTAGAAAATTCAATTCTAATTTTGATGACATTAATTGGAACACCAAAAAAGGAAAAAACGTTAAAAATAAGAAGCGTGATATAGCTCTACCAGATTAAATTCTCAAAGAAGATAGTTCCTTTTCGGTTATAAGCATGAATTTAACATCCCCCTTTTTATCACACCATTCTACCGCAGCTTTCCATTTTGCTATGTTTTTAATATATGTAGCTTGTTGTCTAGGAGTGGATTTAGTATGCCTTTTGACCTGTGGTGGTATAGTTTGACAATAAGGCTTAATCTCTATTAGATATTTTTTATGTTCTCCTTTATCGTTTCTAATGGTTACGCTGTTATCTACAAAGTATCTCCTAAGCTTTTTAACTGGTGATAAAGGGTCTTGATACGGTATTATCACAGATTCACTACCCCAACATACAACTCTAGGATTACTATCTAACCACCTAAAAAATATCAGTTCGTAAGAAGAACGATATATAATAGGTAAACTTCCATTATATTTAGCGGGATTATTTGGCTTGAATATTCCCTGTTTAAACCCTCTTCCCTTTTTCATATAGAAATACTTATCGAAAACGTTAAATAATACTATGATGAATTTCACGAAAATGGTAGAATCAGAGCTTTTGGCTTTAAAAGCTTTTAATACTAAACTATGTATTACCGATAATTCAATAATAAACGAAGTTTTTGGTGGTGCTGGTGGTTCTCCTGCTGCTGCTGCTGCTGCTGCTGCTGCTGCTGCTGGTGGTTCTCCTCCTCCTCCTCCTCCTCCTCCTCCTCCAGTTTATCTTAAAGATACAGATATTTTCCTAGATATATTGCTGGATATAGCGAATAATAAAAATAACAATGGCATGAATCTTAACGAAGCGAGGTTAGCGGAGATATTACAGGATGGAGCAGCATTAGGTAAAGGAGGACTCGCTAGAAAACCGAATAACGATCTATTGAGAGATAGAGCCTATTTTCCTATATTGGATTTGGGGTATACTATTTGGTCTGGTCTGCCTACTTCAGGCCAAACCAAGATTTTTATGGATATAGTAAAAATAACCCCTAAAATTACAATATCAGGATTAAAAACTAAATTCTCCAATCATGCACTCACCGATCTAATAGCACTCGAAAAATTTTTAAATTGGGACAGGTTAAAGACAACATCTTTTACAGATTTTGAAGAATCGGATTTTAAAAATACTAGATTGAGACAATTGTTTCATGACATGGGAAACGTTTCTATAAGAGCGTATCACGATAAAAACATACTATCCACGCTTTTAGAAATAACTAAAATTAGAAGCAAAATAGGAAAATTCCCATATAACGAAAAACAAATAATAGATATAATACAGTATCCATTAGATTATGCTCGTGGTGCAAAGTCGCTTGATGTTAATTTAAGCTCTAGTTTATTACATTGCGTAGAATCTATAATATCTTGGTATATAGATCACTTAGAAAAAGATAAATTAATAGATAAACCTATTAATGAAGATGCCTCTTTAGTAGGCAGCAAAACAGCTAAAGATTTAAAAAATAAAAACCAGCCGTTAGCATTACAAGATGGATATATACAATTATTAAATGGTAAGACAGATGAAATAGCCAGCAGAATTATTCCTTCTAATCCTCCAAAACCTATTACTAAGGGAGGTGTTACACCTATTCCAGATAAAAACAAACAAAAAAGACGCTTGAACACTATTATAACTGTTCAAGACTGTAAATCTACTGCACCACAAATATATAATGCAATAGCTCAATATTCTAATATAACAAAACCGAAAAATTCCGATTTCGCAGAAAGATTTAAAACTGCTGGACAAGCCTTCGGCGGAATATTCACAACCTAAACAATAAAAATATGACTGATAAATTCACAGAGCTTTTTGAAAGCACATACCCAACATCATTAAAATTAATAAAAAGAACTATATACCCAAGAGAAATGAAATTCTCCAAAGAGTTCTTAGAATCTCTCAAATCCGAATATAATCGCCTTAAAGTCATAGAAGAGAATGGAGAGATGCGTCCAATTAAAAATCTCCGTGAGAAATTCACGAAAGCTGTAGATTTTCGATTAAATGGCTTTGATGGGGATTTACCCTCCACTGACATTCCAGAAGATATATTACCCTCAGAAGAGGCTGTAGAAGCCACAGAAGAGGCCAAATAACACCTTATCCCGACTTCAATAAGGCTCTAGCACCCTCATACGAGTTTTCTACTATAAACTTCCAAGGGAATTCGTCTATCTTTAAACTGGTGCAAATTTCGTTTATGTCTTTATATTTGTCGAATTTATCTGGCATCACGAAAATTCTTTTACCTGACTTAATCGCTTTACGGATTTTATCTGCTACCTCTTTATTATTTTTATCGTTGTCGAACACATAGATTACCTCCATTCCTAAGAATCTAGAAAGTTCCTTGGATTGTTCTAATGTTAATTCTAATCCTGACATTGCCAATCCATTCTTCACGAACATTGCATCAATAGCACCTTCAAATAAAAACAAATACGGAATATCCACATCTACATTGTAAATTCCGTATAATGTTTTACATCCACCTTTACTCAAATATTTCGGATATTCATCAGAATTTAATGTTCTACTTTGATAATAAGACACCTTACCGTCCATAGAATAAAACGGTATTATTATTCTGTTCTTATGTATAAAATCATTAAACGAGAAATATATAGACTTGGGTTTGTTAATAGCAGTAAACAATCTTCGTTTATTACAATATTCTATAGCCTTTTTTATAGCTGAATATTTTCCTCCTTTGTTGATATAAAACTCACAAGATTCATTATCTGTTAAATTAACACTGTCAAAAGGTATTGGAGGTATCTGTCTTTCTTCAGTTTTACTCGTGTCTATATGAGTAGTTGGTGTATTTTCGTAACTTGCCGACTCCTTTTTGATATCTAAAAAGCTTTTACGACTAACCAATTTCAACCAATTTATTTCAGTCCAAGATTTAGAACAATTGAAACATTGAAATCTATGTTCTTTAGGGTAATAAAACAACCTTCTTTTTTTACCACTGCTAGTGCCTTCATTGCAAATACAACACTCTGCATTGTATATCCCATTAGATTTTTTATATAATGGTCTTCTACAATAGGTGTAGATTTGTTGTATTATATAACTATATGGGAGTTCCATATGAACATGTTAACACATGTTTGTAGAAAATCAAGATATAAGCATCCTCTCAGGACTTAGCCGCCAGCAATCGGTAGCAGCAAGAGAATCAGCGTTATTGTTCTATTGGTTGTTCTGGAGCAGGAGCAGGAGCAGCAGCCGTTTCTGGTGCGTAAAGGTTAATATAACCCTTTAGCATTGTGGTGACACCAACAATTGATTCAGCAGCGCGGTTTATTTCGTGCCATAGTTCATCGGATATGCCCTCAAAAGCTGTTCCTTGTTTGTCCAAAACCTTCAGTAAACGCTGTAAAGAATCGGTTTCTGTTCCGTTTAGGGCATCTATTGCATTGTCTAGCAATGTAACGTAATCAATAAGGGTTTTTGCGCCAGCAGCACCGTTTGCATCAGCACTAGGAGGAATTTCTCCGTTTACTGGTTGAACTGACGTTGGAACTGGTGCAGGTTCAACCTTAATATCATTAGGATTAGGAACCCCACCTTCCTGTTCGTATATTTTCTTGTAAAGAGCGTCAAATTTCATATGTAGTAAGATTATTTATCTCAGATACACCAATTTTCTTGAAATTAAGTGATATTTCGATATATATGATAGTGGAATACATTTTTAAAGATGCTTGTATAGTTTCAACCATATTGTTTTTATGGTTTAATACGGATTCCTTAGTGGAATATCTGAAATTGTTTAAATTAGATTTTCTGATAAAAGATTTTCTAGAAAACGGTGAAAACAAACCGATACATCAATATATTTTCTCTAAACGTTTAGTGGTGGAAAACAGAGTATGCAAATTTTTCATTAAATTGATATCTTGTCCTGTATGTTTAGGTATGATATTGTCAATTCTATTGGAGAGAGACATTAACGCCTTTCCAGTATATATAACAACATTGATTATATATTTCACTGTTTTGAAATTGAAATAGTGGATTTTACATGTTGAAGCAATAGACCAGCTTCTTTTCTTCTATCTTCCATTTTAAAGATTTTATAATTATCATTCTTGGAATAAAACCAAACGGCATAATTACCTGCAATCTTTATGGTTGTATATTTTTCCAAAAGCAATTGATACAAGGACATTTGCAGAGCATATATATCATTTTCACAGACATCCAAATGCGATACTGGTTCTAGAAATTTATTATTGTATTCGCTTTTCATTTTAAACTCTCTATTGGTTTTGAAATCATATATTTCATATTCCCCTATTCGAGTGTTATAAACTAAAAGGTCTAACGTTCCACAAATATTAGTGTCGTCTATGTCTCCCAACACGAATTCGTTTTTAATCGGTAAAAGGTGTTTATGATCGTTATAGAAATTATCGAAATATCCTATCAGGATTTTTAAATTGTTTCTCAGTTTACTTTTCGTTTCTGCGTCAAAAGAGTCGTGATTTTTATCAATGTCTTCAAAGGAAGATATTCTATTCCTGAAATAATTATCTATGTAATAGTGTAGTATTGTTCCCTGTTGTGTGGAAAACAGGTTTTTTATTCTCCATATTTCAAGTATCTCTTCTTGTGATACACCCAATTGATGTGCCTTTCTTTTTGATATCTCATCTGTAGCGAATTCTGGTTCGTAACATCCAATCAATTTAGAAACTGACATTGGAGCAGGTTTCCCATCTACTGTGTATTTGTGACCCTTTTCAAAAAATGTAATCTTATTAAAAATCTGTAAACTTAATAAATCTTTGAACATATTATTTTTTGGGCATCTTTTTTATTCTACATTCACAATCTTTAAAGAGTGGACACACTACGCAAGTTCTATCATTATCAAGATAGTAATCGGGTCGCCAACATGCACCCCTTGTCAAAATAGCAACATGCTCTGCTTTATTAAGATCGTATGAATCTCTTTTAACATCACGATTGATAGAGTAGTTTTCTATGGTTCTGCTATTACTTTCTATTATATCTTTAATCAGTGCTTTCTTCTGTTTACGTTCAATTTTCTCTCTGTTTTTGAATTTTTTAACGTAACATTTCAATATGTTTAAAGGTATATATTTAGATATTTCGCAACTATATTTCTTTCTTATGTCTCCCTCTTTGAATCCCTCTTTTAAAAGTTTTCTAGCGTCTTTGCATATGTAATATTCAACATATTCTTCGACTGTGGAAAATTTTAATTTCTTCGCTTCCTTTTCTAATTTGGCTTTACTGTAATTGAATACTTTACCAGTTAAAATGCATGTTATGGAATTTTTCCTAGGATTTAAACGTGTTGTATCATCTTCATTTTTCTTCGGTTTTTCGGGTTTCGCCATACCTTTAATTATACAAACGTCTTTTAAAAAAGGAGAAGGCGTCATATAAAATCTTTATTATTATGGTTTTACACCTGTTTATCGAGCAATTTTAACTTTGGCAAATCGACCACCGAAATCTCTAACATTATGATATCTAGCAACGAGAATAGCGTCACAAGTTCTATCTACACACCCCAAAAAGGTGTATTTCGAATGGTTTATATAATTCTCCACTAGAAAACTTTTAACTTCTCTGGATGCATTTGCGAGAGATGTTTTAACTCCTGCAATATCTTGGATTGATTTGATTACGATTGTATTGTTTATTTTCATATTGGACAGGTATTCTACCTCTTCCAACCATAAAGTCAATAACAATCTAGTCTTTTTCTACACCAGAATCAATCATGGCAGTCATAGCTTCCTCACGAATATACTCCAACAACTCTTCTATTTTATCTGTAGGTTTATCTATCATCGTTATAATGTTTTTCATTGAAGTAGATAAAACATCTCTAGATTTTGTCAGATCGGATTCTTCCAATTTTGAGGTTTTAACATCCTCTTCTTTTAATAAAACCTGTTTAGTGTAAATATTTTTTAATGAATTAGACATATTATATATTTATTGTTTTTAGTGATATTATGGCGCGGTGATTAAACTTCCATCTTCTTCCCCGAAACATTTGCCATTATTTTTAATGTATAAATGTAGTTGTTCCACCCTCAAATCTGGTGGGCCTTCAAGTCTAATCACTGCTGGACAGTCATTTATGGGGAAATATATGCCCTTATTTTTATCGTATGTGCTGACCATAGCATCTAATATATAATTTATTTCTTTTCTATATGAAAGATTCTCGTCACATACCTTTCTACCCAATTTAATTTCTTCTCTTAATGGAGAGAAGAAAATCAAATCAAATTGTTTAATGGTTTGATTTATTATCACGCGAGAATCATTTATGAAATCATCATCTACTTTACCAAGACCTTGAGAGTTCAGCCAAAGAGAATATGCCACATTTTCCACTATACATCCATCAAAAACCATGAATTCATCGTTGGATGCTGATGCTGATTGAATTTCGTCAATCATCGCATCCAGTATAATCTTCTGACTTTTTTTATCGCCTTTTTGGTTCAGTTTTAATTTTTTATCCTTTATGGCGTCTCTATATTGGAACTCTGTTCTTTTATACATTGGCCATCTTTGAAGAAAGTCTTCAACTAATTTAGTTTTCCCGTTGCTATGAGTGCTGACAAAGGCTATTTTCATATTTTATATTTAAACGTTATCTCTGAGAATTTCAATACAGATTTTCTAATCTTTTTAAGCCGTGATGGGATACAAATTGTTCTATGTATGAAATTATGTTTTCCTTACCTATTGGATTCATGGAATTAACTACATACCATTTTCTATAATCTTTTGGTAACTCCACCCATTTAACATTTTTTAAATCTCGTTCATCATCTAAGAACAAGTAATACGCTTCACTCATGTTAGATGTGTTCTTCTCTTATAAAGCCTGATAGTTCTTTAACTATATCTTCTGTTATAGTATCATGATACTCTTCGTTTTTAAACAGATATATATTTTCGAGGTTTATATCGTTTTTTAATTGTTTGTTTATATCTTTAACTGTGTTGATTGCTAATTTTGATTGCTTTTCCTTCCAATCACTACATATATCAACCGATGAAGAGAATAGCAAAGCTTCTAAAATGGCATTGCATTGTTTTTTAGTTAAAGATAATTCTATTATTTCATTAGATGATGTGTTATTCATATTGAACATATTATAACACGTATAACTCCTATTTCAACTATTATTTAGGCGGTAAGGCAATTTTCAAATCTTGAAACATCTTCAATATCTTATTAGGGTCTGTCTCTTTAGCTATGTTTTGAATAGCTGGATGAGTAGAATCGTATGTAGTTGTAGGAGGCTTTGTTCCTGCTACTGGAGGAGTAGTTGGTGTTGCTGGTGTTGCTGGTGTTGTCGGAGCACCAGTGGTTGGCGCAGGAGATGTATACCCCTCTTCTAGTTCTGCGTTTACACGTTCAAAGATTTGTTCAAATTTACTCATATAACACTATTTATCCTTTTGTATTGTTTTTTTCTATAGGCAATTCAGGGGGTTGAAGTTCAAGTTCTTCATTATCTATAAACCCATGACTAAATTGTTTCTGCTGTTTAAATTTTTTCAATATGCTAGTAAGTTTTTTAACGTTTGCGAATTTGGTTATCTTGTTATAGTCTATTCTATGTTTTTCAATAGTAGATATAGCAGCAGATTCCATCTCCTTGTCGTTGTATGTGGAGCATTTACAATAAGGGAAGGGAATAACCTTTAAAAGCTTTTCGAAAATTTTACTGTTTGCGAAAAAGTTAGCTATTTTATGGTTTTTCTGATAGTTCATGAATGGGTATAACAACAGAACCTTTGGATACTTGGACTTGCAGTTTTTATGAGCATAGAAAATATTCTCTATGCAAAAATGATAGAATAAATTATGCACATCCCCTGAACCCCTCCCTATGAAATTGAAAGGGATATTGTTTGTTTCACACGTATAAATAACATCTTGAATGGATTTATACAGTATTGGGAAAGAGTCAATTACACAAACTCTAGATTTATCAAATTCTTTATAATTTAATTTCATTTTATCAGAGCTTCCAATATTTCAAATGATATGTTATCTTGTTCCGCTTCATGTATCAACGAATGAAAATCTTCAAAAATCTTGTTTATTTTTGTTTCATATTCTAAAATCTTCTCATACTTCTCAACAGAGAAATTTAAAAGCTTTTGATTTTCTAATATTTCCATGTTTTCTATCAACTCTATTTTGGAACCTAAAAATCTCTTAATTTGGAAAAGGGTTCTATTGGCTGGTGACATTGCCATGTTCTCCTCTTCTGTTATGGGTTCTTTCAGTTTATTTCCCTTTTCGTTTATTAACCCCAATCTATATGCATCAAACTCTGTGAACGGTTTTTTAAGCTCTGTTAACAATAGTTTGTTTGTTAGCACTTCTTCCATCCTCTCTTTCAACATGCTGTTATAGTTTATACCATGAATATGCACTCCATTAGTAGAATACCTACATCCCTTTCCATAAGAGGTTGAACCACAATAAGAGCATTTTTTTGAATCGTCTGGATGAAAATGCACTCCGTTTGTGGAATACCTACATCCCCTACCATAGGAGGTTGAACTGCAAAATACACATCGACTTAAATGATTCATAACTTATTATATTTAACAATTATAACAGGTTTAAATACTTTGTCCACGATTTAAATGTTCGTAGTGTTTTTTTAAATCTTTGGGCACACAGCCTATACGTGCATTTACGATCCCGTTGTATGCGTCATCTCTAAAAAGGACATTATTATCTATCTGTATTTTAAGTTCCTCGTATTTTATTTGCCATTTACAAGTGCATAGTTTCAATATAATACGTCTAAAGTTTTCCTTTCCGTGTTTCTCTACATCCTTTTTCAACTCTTCACTACTACCATAATAGTCTCTCCAATCTGATTCGGACACCTTTTTACGCTTCCTCTTCTTGCCTTTTAGTGGAGGCATCTTAGTTCTCTTAATGAACTGCTTACAACCCCAATAAAAGCGTTTCTCTCCCTGTTCTGCATTCAACCTTTCAATGCAGTAAACGAAGCCAAACCAATTTTCTATATCTGCTGGTATATTTTCCCATTCCATATGTAATTTGTTTATATTTAACTACTTACAACTATTTTAACTTTTTTCAACTTTTTTCGTTTGAGTCGCTTGACAAATCAAAAATCGACGTTAAATGTTCTTTAAGAACTTCGGGGAGTTTGAAGATCACAGATTATGGACTTTTACGTTTTTTGTTCTTTTTTGACTTCTTTTTTGACTTCTTTTTCCCTTTTTGTCCAATTATAATATTTTCAGGGAACTTTCTTTTGATTACTTTTCCCATACCAAATGGTTTCCTACTATCCCCTTTTGCATATGTATCCCCTGAAAATTGATCTGGCACCCCACCTATTATAGAAGGTGTTCCGAAAGCGACACCTGATGTAATATTCTCTTCTATCACATCATTAACTAGTTGTGTAAAATTTTTAATCATAATTACTAATATTTAGTGGATTTTATTATAAACTGTGGTATAATTCTTATATACTTATGGAAGATTCTAATCAAAAAGAAAAAACCTTGAAAGAGCGTTTAGAGGAATATCACGAAAAAATAGGTAAAGCTGTTAAGATAGATGAATTTAACATGAAAGACATTCAAATGGATTTACCCAACCAAAGACATTATTGGGTTGGTCGATTGATGTTGCATAAAAGCGAAATAATAAACCTTCAGAAACAAAGAAAAAAGGCTATTAAGATAATAACAGACAAATTGAAAAAAGATTTGCCAATAGGAACGCATCAAAAAACCATGAAAGATGCTGCTGAAGAAAATGAAATAGTTAAAAAGATAGACGAAAAGGTAATAGAAGAAGAACTTCTAATTGATTATCTTTCTAAAATAGAAGCTAATTTTAGATCGACAAGTTACGATTTAAAAAATTTGATAGAAATAGTTAAAATGGAGACGACATAATATGATTAATGTTAAAATTGATTATGATACTGGAAGACGAAAAGGAATGATCGAATCGGATTATTTCTCGAATATTCGTGAGTATTTTTCAGTTGAAGATAAAAATCAGAAATATAAAAAGAAATACAGTGTAGGATATTCTATACCTTCTAGGAATTATGTAATAACACCACAAGGCAGGTTTGAGCCACGAATGTATAATGAACTGATAGACTATCTAAACACTTTAGATACACCTATAAATATTGAACTATCAGAGGAGTTTAAAAACATAGTTAATCCTCCATCATTAAAGGGTGAAATAATAAAATTAAACAACTTGGATAAATTGGGGATATCTTTAAGGGATTACCAAAAGGAATCTGTGCTTGTTGCTTTGCAGAAAGGATATGGAGTAATAATCTTACCAACTTCTGCTGGTAAAACTTTAGTGTTGTCAACTCTAATAGAATCAATTAGAAATCAAATAAAGGATGTAATAACATTAGTGATAGTTCCAAACATACAACTGTTGAAACAAACATACGATGAATGTTTACAATACGGAATAAGCGAGAAAGATATAAGTTGTTGGGAAGGAGGAGCATCCCCTAATACTAAAATTGTAATAACGAACACTCAAATACTTCAATCTGAAACTCAGGACATTTCTTGGTTGAGTAGGATTGATGTATTGATTTGCGATGAGTGTCATAAGTTCCGCCACGGCAACGAGATAAATAAGATAGTATCTAAAATACCTGCTAAATATCGTTATGGATTGACAGGGACTTTACCAGAATCTAAACTGGACAAGTGGTGCATCAACGGAATATTCGGGTCTGTCATATACACCAAAACATCCGAAGAATTGAGAAACAATAAACAGATTTCCAAGGTTGTTATTTCCACTATTAAAGTTCATTATGATCCTAGCAGAAAATTTAAGAAACCTAATCATTTAAATCCTACTGAAGCATATGAAGAAGAAATAGATTTTCTCCACCATAATGAATTCAGAAACAATACTATTGTAAAATTAGTGAACAAGGTAGAAAAAAACGTTTTGATTATGGTAGATAGAATAGTTCACGGTGAGTTGTTATATGATTTACTATCGAAGGGAACTAATAAAAGAGTTTATTTCATACACGGTAAAATCGAAATTGAAGATCGTGAGAACATAAGAAAGTTGATGGAATCAGAAAATGATATTGTGTGTGTGGCAATATCCAACATATTCAGCACAGGTATTAATATCAAAAACTTGCATTATATTATTTTTGCTGCAATCGGAAAAGCTAAAATAAAATTAATACAATCTATTGGTAGAAGCTTGAGACTGCACCAATCTAAGGAGATGGCATATATTTTTGATATAGCTGATATGTTAAGGTATGGATGGGAACATTATACTGAACGATTAAAGATATACATAAAAGAGAAAATACCAGTCAAAGAAACCCCAATAAGTGAAATTTGATTTATTTTTAAACTAGTGTATAATACAATACTCGATATATGAAAGATATAGAAAAACCTTACTATATGACACATTCAACACTTTGTCAAGAATTACATGAATGTGGGTGCGGTGGAGGGGCAGAAACCATACATGAAATTGGAACCACTGGATGTTATAACTTTATAACAACAACGAGGATAACAACAACACAAGTGCGGTTGTTGGTCTAGACATGAAGGAAGCTATAACAGTTTAGATGTAATTTAAATATATGAAAAAAACTAAAATAAAAGACGATGACTTCTTCGAAGAATCTGGATTAGATCACGACGATGAACTAAAACAAAAGATGCCTAAAAAGAGAGTTAGAAGAACTAAAGAGCAACTGAAAACTAATTATGTCGATCCTATTTACATGGAAGAAATGATTAAACAATTCTATGAAACAGATGTATTCTCTAGTGAATTAGCGGATATGATTCAGAAGATAGCTACGAGATTGGGGTTCGCACAAAATTTTATAAATTATTCATATAAAGAAGAGATGATTGGAGATGCTGTCATAAAAATGGTTACAGCTTTAAAACGTAGAAGATTCCTAGTAGGTTCAGGATATAACCCGTTTTCTTATTTTACTAAAGTTGCATTTAGAGCATTTCAAAACAGAATTAAAAAGGAAAAGAAAGATCATGATACAATAAAAAGATATCAAGCAAGTGTTTATGGGTTATTAACTGAATCGGGCCAAATACCATACCAGAAAAAAGGCAATGATGATGACGAAAACGAAAACTCTTGGTATGACGCTGATTGTGAATCGTCGAATGAAGATGAATAACATTTTAGAAGGTAGAAAAATAGGATTGTTTTCAGACTGCCATATAGGAGTTCATGGAAACAATGATAAATGGCACAAGATAAGTTTGGATTTTGCTGATTGGGCCATATCAGAATTCACTAAAAGAGGAGTGACAGACATAGTTTTTTGTGGGGATTTCTTCCATTATAGAGAAGAAGTAAATCAAACCACCTTAGATTGTGGAACGACTTTCCTCAAAAAATTTAAGGATTTTAATGTTGTGATGACAACAGGAAATCATTGTTGTTACTTCAAGAACAATTCTACTATACACTCCTTGAAACCGTTTAGTGAATGGCCAAATGTAAAAGTTCTGGACACTTTAGTATCAGTTAAACAATTCAACAAAAATATATCATTTTGTCCTTGGGGTGTAGAAACTAAGGATATTCCTGATAGCGATATAATATTTGGACATTTTGAAATAGGTAACTTTAAGATAAACTCTGTAAAAATATGCGATCACGGTATAGATTCATCCAAATTTTTAGAGAAAGGTAAGACTATTATTAGCGGACATTTTCACAACAGAGAACATAGAATATACGACGACAAGAAAGAGATTTTATATCTAGGTTCCCCTTATGAGCAAAATTGGGGAGAAGCAGGGCAGGAAAAAGGGATTACAGTATTAGACCTAGAAACAATGAAATACGAGTTCATTGTTAACAAAATATCTCCTAGACATTTGAAAATAAGTTTAGGAGAGATGTTAGAAGGTAAATCAGAATGGAAAGAACTGATAAAGGATAACATCATAGAATTGACGGTAGATGAAAAAATACCAGATGAAAAACTCAATATGGTATTGTTGAAATTGAACAATATGAATCCCATTCAATTGAAAACGAACTTTGTGTTAGAGATGGATGACTTGACACCAACAAAACAAATGGAAAACGGTGGATATATTGATATAGATTCATCATTGAAAGAATTTATAAAGCTATTAAATACAGAATTAGACAAGGACGAAATATATGAAAAATGCATTGATATCTACAGAAACAGCCAAACAGATTCAAACTAAGGTTAAATTTGTAATATTCGACAGGTTTGAATCCACTTTAAACACGGATTTTGACGAGGAGGGAAACATCTCATTAGATTCTTCCGTTGTTAAATATACCAAAGAAGATAATACCACACAATTGAAAAACGCTGCATTGAGAATTTTTTTCAATTCAGAAAATGAATATTGCGTATTGTGGAAATCGGATATTAGATTATCGCAACAAAGCTTAGAAAGGGTTAAGGATACGATAGGTAAATATATTAAAGCCGTTGAAGACACTAACATTCCTTATTTCACTGGCGCATTAAAAATATCCTTAAAGGTTGATTACGGTGGACAAAACATTAGTATAGGGACAGGCTTAGGACAAAGAATAACAATAGAAGTCATTAGGAAAGATGCGATTGAGACTGTTGGTTATTTTGATGTTCGAATGACAGATTATTCGTGTATGATTGATTACGTTAATAGATTATCCAACAAAGGAAAAATGCCAAGGATAGAATATAAACAAACGCCTTGGTTCTTCGATGTTGAAAGCGATAACAAAGTATTAGAACAACCAGAAATGGATGAATATTCTAGTCAGTGGTATCTATATAAATACGAAGATTTGCCTTGGGAGCAGAGTGCTGGAAATTTGGAACATCTTAAAGAAGATTTGAAAAAAATTAAACTTGGTAAATAAATGAACGATAAAATAGGAATAGGCGTAATAACTTGTAACAGACACGAATATTTGGCTAAATGTTTAGGGTCTTTATTTAATCCTGCATATTATTCTGAATTAGTAGTTGTAAACGATGGAGAACCACATGAAGATTTTGAAAAACTTGAAAAATTAAATCTTGCTACGAAATATATACAAAACGAAAAAAATTTAGGAATCGGTAAATCTAAAAATAGAGCAATTAAATATCTTATGGATGCAGGATGTGAACATATTTTCATTCTGGAAGATGATATAACAATAAAAAACATGATTGTTTTCCAAAAATATATTGAAGCATCTAAAGAGACTGGAATTTTACATTTAAATTATGGATTGGGAACACCATTTAACAAAAAGCAATCCGTCCAATTCGATTTACATAATAGACATGAATTAGACAATGACGGAGAACCTAATCCTAGAATAATAGTAGAATATGAAAATATTAAAATGGCTTTCTATCCCCACATATGCGGAATGTTTTCATATTACAATAGAAAGGTGATAGAATCAATTGGGTATATTGATGAACAGTTTTACAATGCGTGGGAACATGTTGACCATACATATCAAGCAATTAAAAAAGGGTTCCATCCTCCTTTCTGGTGGTTTGCGGACATATACAATAGTGGCGAGTATATATCACCACAGAAAGATGCTATAAAGAATAGTGTCACTGCTAAAAATACAGACGCATGGATGGAAAACGTGCAAAAAAACGCAGATAAATACAGGATCAAAAACGGGACATATCCTGCACAAACACCACAGGTAAGTCAAGACGATTTTCTTAAAACTCTTAAAGATATAAAAAATGGATAATATAACACTACTATCATGCTCGTATAATACACCAGATGTTACTATATCTATGTTGAAATCATTTTTTAGTTTACATGAAAAAACGAAAGTCTTAATATGCGAAAATTCCACGAACGATGATACAGTAAAATTACTTGATGAGCACTCAGTCCCATATATCAGAAATGTTGGAGGATTACATAGTCCATCTGTAGATATTCTTATAGAGAATTGTAAAACTGATTATGCATTGCTAGTAGATACTGATGTAATCTTTCTGAAAAATCATGAACAGGTGTTTGACGAGTTTAAAAAATGTGGTGCAACTCTTCTTGGGACTGTTTGTGGTGACAGAGGAGGAAAAAAACTCCATTATAGGGTTCATCCTTGGCATTGCTTTATAAACATTAAGCACATAAAAGAACACGGAATAAAGTTTTTTGATGTAGTTAGACAGTCAGATAAAACAGGGAGAATTTATGATGTAGGTGCCACTTTTTTCGAGGATGTTAGAAAATGTGGTCTTAAAATAGGGGATGTAAACTTACAAGATGATTATTATATACATTATGAAGGAATGTCTTGGAGGACATTAAAATACGGAGAAAACGATGGAGATATTGATTTAAATCCGTCAGACACTCATAATAATTTAGATTTATATAAACATGGATTATTGATAGAGAGTTTATACAAAGATAGAACACCTAAATATGATGGTGTTCTCATAAAATCCATTTAAATCGTAGATATTTTCGGAAAATACAATAATATATAACATGAAAACATTATCAGAGCTAGCAAACTTATATGCAACAGATAAACGAGAAGCAGATCATAATTACGTCACATTTTATGAAAAATATTTCGAACCTCTAAGAGATTTGAAACTCAATATATGCGAAATAGGGATTCTAGAACATCCAGATAAAATAAATAGACCCTATGGTGGAGCATCATTATTAATGTGGAGAGATTATTTTCACAATTCTGGAATATATGGAATTGATATAAACGACCATTCGTATTTAAACAAAGAGGAAAGGATTAGGACGTATGTAGCAGATCAAAGCAATAGAGAGCAACTAGGTAAGATGTTTAACGATTTGCAAATGGATATAATAATAGAAGATGGAGGACACTGGATGCATCAGCAACAAATAAGCCTAGGAATGTTATTTAAAAATGTTAAACCCGGCGGAATCTTCGTAATAGAAGACTTGCACACATCTCATCCTGATAAATCATATAATAATGAACCTTCCTTATGTAGTGGTCAAATATTTAAAAGATACGAAAACGAAACATTGACATTGGACATGTTAGAAAAATATTGTGAAACTAATGTTATAGAAAGTAATGTTATGACAACACAGGAAATACAATATCTAAATGATAATATCGATAAAATTGTTATCGAACACGCCAGATTCTCTCCTATAGCCTTTATATTTAAAAAACGATAATATGAAAATTAAAGCATACACTTTATTCACAGATTCCCATAAAAAATTCTTAACCGATTATTTTCTACCTACGTTTCCGTTTAGAAGTGAAATAGAATTGACCATACTACACAGGCAACAACATTGTAAAACGGCAACTTTTGAAACTCTTGGATGGAAAGATACGATGAAAGATAAAGCTGAATGTTTTTACGAGAATATAAAAAAGTGCAATGATGATGAAATATTCATGTTTATCGATCCAGATATTCAATTTTTTGGTGATTTTTATGATGATATAGTAGAAAGAATTAAAAATGTAGACATACTATGGCAGAACGATGTAATTGGAGGGGTAAATACTGGATTTTTTGCTGTTAGGAACAATTCTAAAACTAGAAGTTTTTTTAAAACTTTGTTAGGCAACTTAGAATCTGAGAACTTCAGTCAAGAACAAGTGTTGGCGAATTATATACTGAGAGAATATGGTGCTAACGATTCCATAAATGTTAAATGGAAATTTTTACCAGATGAATATTGGACATATGGACACATTGCAGCAACCTTTAATAAAGCTGGAACCAGCCTAAAAGGGTCTTGGACGGAAGATGCAGAAGACTTTGAAATACCTAATAACATGATAATACATCATGCGAACTGGACAGCAGGTATCGAAAACAAGATTAAACTTTTAAATATTGTCAAAAATAAGAAGAATGGAAATCAATTTTAAAAATTTAAGACCATCAGCAAACTATCCAGTATACCCACCATATCATACTGGATTATATTTGGAGGAATATTTTTATGATTTCTACATAAAAAATAAACCATTATTTGACGAAACTGGATATACTTTGATACCTGTATTTTGGACTAATGTTTATATAACTAACGTAAATAGAAACCTACTACAGCATTATTTGAATTTATTGCCTAAAGGTAAATATTTCACGGTTTCTCAGCATGATGATGCAGTTAGTGAAAAACTACCAGAAAACACTTTAAGTTTTGAAGCAGGAGGCAATAAAAATGGGATACCTATACCATTAATTTGTAGTCCAATACCAGAAAAGTATAAAACATATACAGACAAGACGATGTTATGCTCTTTTACGGGTTCTATGACACATGAGATAAGAAATAAAATGTTTTCATTTTATGGGGATGATAAAGATTTTCATTTCAATGTTAAAATTTGGGAACCTACTGTAAGCGACAAGAATTTGAATGTTTTTATAGACAGTGCCAAACGGTCTAAATTTACTTTATGCCCTCGTGGATATGGGGGTCAAAGTTTTAGAATATATGAAGCTATACAATTAAATTCTGTTCCAGTTATAATATATGATAAAAAATGGTTGCCTTTTGAAGATGTTATAGATTGGAATGAATTCTGTGTTTTAGTTGATCTGAAAAATTTACATAATATTAAAAAATTGTTGATGGATATAAGTGATGATAAATATCATGAAATGTTAGAATTTGGGAAATTTGTATATTCCAAATACTTTAACATGGAAGGCATGTCGAGAAAAATATTGGAGATGTTGACAGATTTTGGTAGAACTGATAAGTAAGGTGTTTACAATGGAACTTAAAATACATATACCTGAATATGTCCAAGATAAAGATTTGTGTAATTTCACAGAGCTTTTTCTGTTGATTCCTTTTATAGAGTATAAGTGGTATAATGAAGTGTGTAAAAATATGAATTGGTGGAACGATGGATTATTCACTAAATTATTCTTTAATTGTAGAGGATTGATTAAAACTTCGATAGATTCTTGCGATGTAGTATATTTACCGTTCAAATACAATTCCAAAGATTGGAGAGTTGATGAAATATGTGGACAAGCTAAACTGCACAATAAGCGCGTAGTTGCGTTTTATAATGACGATAACATGGAAATTTTTAAACTTCCAGAAAATTTGATACTTTTTAGGTCTTCTACGTGTAGAAATACCATTCAGAAAAACGAAAGAATTTTCCCTGCACTGGTAGCAGATCATTCAAATGTTAATGAATTGGGACAAATCAGATATGATAAAGGTGTAGGGTTTTGTGGTCATTATGAAGGAGCAAGAGAGAGGATCATAAACAAGATGGAAGAAGTTCTTCCCAATAACTGTAATTTCATAAAAAGAAACGGTTTTTACCATTCTTCGGATAGAGTTAACGCTAATACAAAACGTCAATATTATAAAAATATAACGGAAAATAGATACACCTTATGTATGAGAGGAGCAGGGAATTTCTCGTATAGATTCTATGAAACTTTATCTTTAGGGAGAATACCCGTTCTAATTAGTAGTGATGATATTCTACCTTTTAACGATTTGATAGAATGGGAGAAATATATAATAAGAGTTCCAGAGGTTGACATAATACACTTAAAAGATATGATAGAGCAATGCGAAATCTCTCCAGAGAGCGTTAGAAATCTTTGGGTTGATTATTTCTCACCAGAGGGTTACGCAACAAACTTTATAAAAGAAATATGAAAATAGCATTAATGTGTCCATCTCGTGAGAGAATAAATAAAATTTTAACATTTATTAGCAGTATTATAATAACAGCTAAAGATATTAATAATATAACCCTAGTTCTTGGAGTAGATGAAGATGACCCTAAAATTAAAACTTATGAAAGAATAGGAAACAATTTAAATTTTGTTAAACTTGTTAAAATACCTGCTGGTCATTTCAAAAGTCATGGGCTTTCAGGCTTGTGGAATTATATGTATGGTTTTGTTGAAGATGATATAATAGCAATGGTTGGGGATGATATGGTATTTGAAACCTTTGGATGGGATGAGACGATAATAAACACCTTCAAAGAAAATAGTTACGGTGACAACTTTTTCATGGTTCACTGTAACGATGGCATGAGAGGCAAGGGAAATAAATACCAAAACGTTGAACCCTTGGCGGTTAATTCATTTGTCCATAAAGACTATACGAAATTAATAGGACATTATGTGGAAGATATCGAAAAGAATATATATGAAGATACATATATACATACAGTTTTTGATATTCTAGGTAGAAGAATTTACAGACATGATATTATGATACGCCATATGCACTTTTCAGAATTTGGTAATCAGGATGAAGTATCTACAAGAATGGAGAACTTGAGAACTGGTGTTGTGAACGATCACGTTTGGACTAATAAAATTATGCCAGAGATAAGAAAAGAGGTTGAATTGATAAGAAAAAATGTTAAATTAATATAATGGTAATATACAAAACAGTATCGGGATGCAGACACGGAAATCAACTATGTCAATATATGACAGCTAGGATAATATCCGAAAAGTTGAAATATAAGCTGTTCGGCATAAACAAAGGAGACGCAGAATTCTGCCTTAACAACATAGACCTGCAATACAATCAAGAGGGATATAAGGCTTACGAAACACCCATACAAAGGATAGGGGGTGCCACAGAATCCACAAGAGACTCCCCTACAGAGTGTATACATCCCAACATAGAACTTGAGGATATATACAATGACACCACACCGAGAAAAATTGTTTTAGATGGATACTTTCAAAAGAAAAGATTCTTCATACCACATACAGAGGACATTAAGAAATGGTATGGTTATATAAATTATAATATTCCAAAAGATGATGCGATAATACATATACGACTAGGGGATTTAAGACAGACTAATCACCCCGACTTACTGCCTATAGAATATTATAAACAAGCAATCGAAATGTTGAATTTCAATAAACTTACTATATGCACAGATACACCAAACGACTCTGAATATATTTTACCGTTAGTGAAAAAGTATAATGCGGAAATATTTAAAGGTGACGAAAAGGAAACCATATGTTATATGGCATCTCATAATAATCTTATATTAAGCGTGGGAACATTTAGTTTTTGGGCAAGTCTGTTCAGCAGTGGGGAGAATATCATAAATGCAATACCCACAAAGGGTAATAATAGAATAGATGAAAGCAATGGAGTAGATTTATTAATACAGAGTGAAAGACACAAATACATAAAATTATGACATTAATAAAAGCTACTAACAAGGGATTTTTTGCGTGTGTAAATGACACCGCTCGCCAAATATCCCAATGTATTAAAAATGATGAGGAATGGTATATAAAATGGGGGGAAGAAAGTTTATATTACGATGCTGTAAGAGCGGGAAACGTTTGGGAATATTATTTCAAACAATCTTTCGATTATTGTGAATGTGATAAAGTTACATCTGACTACATAGACCTATATAAATTTAAAGAAGATAATTTTAGAAAAACCATGAATTTCATATATTCTAATTATTTTAAATTGAATGAAGAAACCGAAAAAATATTGAGAGATACTATTCAAATGTTTGACAATTCAAAGGTTTTAGGTTTACATGTTAGAAGGACTGATAAATTTCTAATAGGTCAACATGGAACAACGTATCAACATTCTCCAGTAGATTTAGATAAATTCAAACATGAAGTGGATAATATAAAGGATGAATACGATTATATATATCTGGCAACAGATTGTCACGATGCATGTGAATACTTTAAAGCCATTTATGGCGAAAAACTGATTTATAATAAGAACTGCATTAGGAGTAAAGATAACATAGGAGTTCATAATAACCATAATAACGTTTCTGGTTATATAAAAGGATTGAATGTGGTGACAGATGCTATATTATTATCGAAATCTAAATTTCTTATAAGGTCTAATTCTAATGTGTCAATGGCTTCATTGTATATGAACTTAGAACTGGAATACTTGAACATGAATGAAAAATACTTGGGAGACAACGAAGATGACCTTATACAATAAAAGCAGTTGGCCTACGTTTGAAGAATCTATGAAAAGAGCCGTTAATTATAACGAATCCAGAATAGAACAAAATAAATGGGATTTGTTAGTGTCTAGGTATAATATAATTAAAGATAGACCAGTTTCAACACCTAAAATTCCTAAGATAATACACCAGATTTGGATAGGAGGAAATATGCCAAAAATACAAAAGGAGTTGTGTGAAAACGTTAAGAGTTTTTTATCTTCTGATTGGACTTATATGTTTTGGACGGAAGAAGATGTATATAAATTGAAAACTTTTAAGAATTTAGATGAATATATGAAAACCCCCAATATGGGTCAGAAATCAGATTTATTAAGATATGAAATATTGAATCAATATGGAGGGATTTACTTAGATACTGACTTTATAATGGTCAAAAATTTTGACGAGATGTTAGATTTAGACTTCTTCTGCGGAGTCGCATTTGATTCGTCTCCTAACCTCTTAAATGGGTTAATAGGAACAACTGCTGGAAATCCATTGATTGAAGATGTTTTAAATTTGGATGTTCCTATAGGATATAGTGATGGGATGGATGTTATTAACTCTACTGGCCCATATTTGGTAACACGAAAATTATTTAATAATATTGAAAAAATGGATAATGTTGTTGTTTTCCCTGCATCTTTTTTTTACCCCTTTCCCAACACTGATATAAATAAAAACCCCGACTATAAGACATATATAGAACCAGAAACTATATGCTGTCATGTTTGGCATGGATCATGGATGATATTATGATAGACTATATTACAGGTGAAAAATTTCAGGGTTTGGCTGATGTATCTCTCATCCCAAATGGCAGAGATGTAGGAGAGAGTGAATGTGATTTCGTAATAGAGCAAAATCGCAACAATGGATATAAAACTTTCTACTATGATGAAAACACTAAAGAATTACCAGAATATGTTAAAAACGCTAAGGTGTTGTTTGTAAACACTTGGACTCTAGATAGATTTTTCAGATGTATATACGATTTATTGCCGAATAAATATGTTTTCATTTCTCATAATTCGGATAATTCCTTCTCTAATAAGCACGAGAGATATTTAAATGATGAAAAGGTTATAAAGTGGTATAGTCAAAATGTGATAATATCTCACGACAAGCTAATCCTATTGCCTATAGGATTAGCGAACAGGCAATACAAACACGGAAATTTGAGTTTAATGGATAGAATAGTTAACGAAAATAGCAGCAAGATGAATTTAGTATATAAAAACTTCGATATTTATACTAATTTTAATGTGAGAAACGATGTTAATAACATAACAACAAAAAACAATATTGTCATGAATCCTAGAGTAGAACAGGAAGAGTATTTGCGAAATTTGGCTAATAGTATATACTGTATAAATCCAGAGGGAAACGGGATCGACTGTCATAGAATGTGGGAGTGCTTCTATTTGAAAACTATCCCTGTTGCAAAATTTCAACAAGGGTATGAGAAATTTAAGAAGTTCCCTATTTTATTTGTGGATTGTTGGGAAAGAGTCACGTTGAATTTTCTAAACGAGAATATCTCAAGTTTCAACTTTGATATTAGTGAACTTAATTTTAATTATTGGAAGGATATAATAAAACATGGATAAAAATTATTGCGTAGTGTTACTTACTAATGATGCATATTTCGATAAAATGATTATGACATTATCTCAACTGTTTTCGGTTGGATATAAAGAAGATGTGTGTATTGTGATAGGGGATGATTTAAAAGATTCTGAAAAATTGAATAACGTATTATTAAATAATGATAGATTGGTTATAAAACATTTTAAAGATTTGCAATTTTCTTCAGAATTCATAGATGTTTTCAATACTATGAAAAGGGATGAAAAGTGGGGTTCTAAAATATTCCAATACCATAAATTGTATTTGTTTCACATATTCTTTAAAAAATGGGATTATATACTGTATATAGATTCTGGTGTAACTATATTAAATCCTATTACCCCAATTTTAGAATGTGTTATGCCCGATAAAGTTATAGCTCATTCAGATTCATATCCAGATTATAACTGGAAAATGAGTATACAATTTGATGTAGACGATTTAAATTTTTTAAAATATTCCGAAAATTTCAATTTTGAGGTAGATTATCCACAGACCACAATATTATTATACGACACGAATATAATTAATGCTGATACGTTCGAAAAACTTTATAAACTTTCTGAAGATTTAAAATGTTCAAAGACCAATGATCAAGGAATAATAGCTTTATATTTAGTAATGAATGGGTTATGGAAACAAATTCCTGTAGGAGATGAAAATTTCTGGTATTATGACTATGAGTTAAGATGGAATAAAAAGAATAAACCACATATTATGATTAAAAATATTTAATTATTATGGAGACTTTAGTAAATATGAAAATAGGGATAATATGTGATTTAGGATATAAAAAATCTATATGCATGGCTAATTATTACCATGCTTTGTGTAATATTTTTGACGATGTTAAAACAATAAAAAACGTGGAAGATTTGAAAGATATAGAGGTTTTATTTATAGGTAATGATCATTACGAACCACATAAAACAATATGGAAGAACGATAATTTTATAAACATATGTAATTCTAATCAAATTAAAGTGTGTGTATATACTGCTGAAAATATACTTCATAGTATATATCCACATAATATTAAAATTCAGCGAGATTTAGAGAGATTTGATAATCTTTATCAAAGAGTAATAGACCCTGATGATGCAATTATCTTAAATAAAAAAATTGCAAGATGTTCATGTTCTAAACATTATAAAGATGCTATATCAATACCACCGCAAAAAATGAACAAATGCGTTTTTATTGGATATATGTATGACCATCGACGAAATTTGATAAATAAACTTAAACATAATATAGATATTGATGTTATAGAGCCAATAGAATCATGGCAAGAGTATATGTCCACATTAGCAAAATATAGATTTGTTCTTTCGCCCAACTCATATGTAGCAAATTGTTTTCATTTAAAATTTTATGAAGCGTTACTAGTAAATTCCATACCGATACATCAAGTTCATGATAATACTTTAGAATATTATCCTATTGAAGCGAAATATGAAGACGCACTATATTTTAAAACAGGTGACGAAATTCCTGATTTGATTAAAAATTGTAGTGTTGAAACAAGCTATAATAAACCTTGGCTAGAGGATGAATTGATTGATTTTTTTGAAGAGCATGATATAATATAATTTACATGATAAGTTTACTGACACCTACTAGAGACAGATTTATGGCTAGGTGAAATTGCAAGAAGTTTAAAAATAATTAAAAAGGTAAACATTAAATGTAATATTTTCAATCCAGCAGATGGATCACAACATAATATGGG